GGTAGCTATGCCGCGCAAAACCTGGCTCAGTTTTAGGCTTTCGAATCTCTTGACCACCAATGGCTTACGGGCCTCAGATGCGGTGGCCTAACAATGTCCGCCAGGGGGGCGGATAAAGCCGCAACTCTCGTAACGAGGGCCGCTTACGCTCGAAGCCGGGGGATTTCGAAGCAGCGGGTTCAGCAGCTGGTGGACGAAGGCCGGCTCACACTCGTCCGCGGCAAGGTGGATCCGGAGAAGGCAGACGCTGAGCTCGCCGATGCGATCGATCCACGACATGAGAAAACCACGAAGGCTACCGGTGGAGGCAAGAGCAACGGCGACGCGCCAGGTCCATCGGAGACGGCTGTGCGCCTGCGACGCGCCCAGGCTGCACAGTACGAGGCACGGGCTGAGCGCGAGCGGATCGACCTCGAGCTGCGTCGTGGGCAGCTGGTCAATCGTGACCTGGCGGTCGATGCCTTCTACACGCTCGCAAGAACGACGCGTGATGCGCTGCTCAACGCGGCGCCGGCGTTCGCTACTAAGGCAGCGGCGATCAAGGATCGCAGGAAGCTGCGCCAACTGTACGAGGACACCGTGAAGAAGGCGCTCGCGAAGCTGTCGGGAGAGAAGCTCGAGCAGCTGCTCAAGGGGAAGTATGACCCCGCTGAGTAGTGTGATCCGAGCCTTCGCGGATGGGCTAAAGCCCGAGCCCGACATGACTATCGACCAATGGGCAGATAAGTATCGCAAGCTAACCTCCGAGACGAGCTCAGAGCCGGGCGACTGGGAAACCGAGCGCACGCCTTACCTGCGCGAGATCATGTTTGAGCTCTCGCCTCAGTCCGACACGGAGGAGGTGGTGTTCATGAAGGGCTCGCAGGTTGGCGGCACAGAGGTGGGCAACAACTTCATCGGCTACATCATCCACAAGGAACCGGGCCCGGCGCTCATGCTGCACTCGACCATGGGCACTGCAGAGGATGCATCAGTGCAGCGCATCGACACGATGATCGAGACCACGCCGGTTCTGAGGGAGCGCATCAAGGAAGCCACGGCGCGCAAGTGGGCTAGCACGCGTAGGCGAAAGAAGTTCCCAGGCGGCTTCTTGTTTTTGCGCGGTGCGAAGAGTGCCCTGGCATTGCGGTCGACGCCGATCCGATTCCTGTTCATGGACGAGCTAGACTCGTTCGATCGCGACGTGCAAGGTGAGGGTAATCCGATCTCCCTGGCCGTGAAGCGCACGGCGACTTTTGCCAGGCGGAAGATCTTTAAGGTTTCGACGCCGACCATCAAGGATCGCTCGCACATCGAGGAGGCCTTCAAGAACTCCGACCAGCGGCACTACCACCTGCCGTGTCCAGTGTGCGGTCACAAGCAATGGCTGCAGTGGAAGGGGTTCATCTGGCAGAGAGATGCCGAGGGTCGGCATTTGCCGGAGACTGTGAAGTACCAATGCGAGATGTGCGGGGATCTAATCGGCGAGGAATTCAAGGACTGGATGCTCGCCAACGGAGAGTGGATCCCAGACAACCCGGGACACCCGGTGCGCGGCTACCATCTTTCAGCGTTTTATTCGCCCCTCGGTCTGGGCTTCAGCTGGGCCTACTGGGTGCAGGATAAGCTCAGCTGCGGTGTGGATCCGGTGAAGCTGAAGACCTGGACGAACCACGGGGAAGCCCGCACGTGGGAAGAGCATGCAGAGGAAGTCGACAAGAACCCGCTGCTCGATCGCCTCGAGGATTACCGGGGGGCGCAGGTGCCAGCTGGCGGACTAGTGATCACAGTCGGAATCGACGTGCAGGTCGACCGGTTTGAGGTTGTCGCCCGGGCCTGGGGCGAGGGGGAGGAGTCCTGGCTGGTCGAATGGAAGACCATCGACGGTGGCATAAAGGACGCCGAGGCTCGGAAGAACCTGGCGGAGTGGCTGAAGCAGGAGTGGATCCACGAGTCGGGCGTAAAACTGCCGGTCGCGATCGCTCTGATCGACTCAGGCAACCAGGCGAAGTTTGTGTATGACCTGGTGCGCGTGCTCCGGCGCCAGGGCGTGAAGATCTCCGCCTCGAAGGGATCCAGCCATCATCAGCCGGAGGCAATCAAGAAGATGAAACAGAAGGGCGGCGTGCCGTTCTTCTCGATCGGCACCGAGTTCTGCAAGGTGGCGATCTACTCGCGGCTGAACGACGTGCACGAGCCCGGCCCGGGCTTCTACCACTTTCCAGAGGGCACGCCGGAGGAGTACTTCAACCAGCTGACGGCCGAGAAGTTCAGGACGAAGCTCCACAAGGGCCACGAGATCGTGGTGTGGGAGAAGAAGTCCGATCAGCGCAACGAGGTCCTGGACTGCGAGGTGCTCTGCCTGGCTGGGCTGACCTACCTCAGACCCTCTTACCAGCGCCTGGCGACTCGGCTAGCAGTATCATCCATTGGCGTGACTTCAAAGGCGAGGGTGGCAGAGGAGCGGATGCACGATCCATTAACCAGAGACGCACAACGCGTTAAGCCACGCCGAGGGGGGTACCTGAATCGATGGAGAGAGGTCTAGAGATATTGAAACGGCGCCGTCGCAAACTCGATGCGATGCAGCATCTATCGATTTGGGTCACTCCGGACCAGAAGGCGAGTTTGCTCAAGATTGCTCAAGTTGAGAACTGCAGTATGACCGACCTGGTTAGGAGTGCATTGGCCGACGTCATCAAGCGGCGTGTCCCATAATTGCATTCTGTGTCCCATAATTGGGTGCCCCTATTGACATTTAGGTAGGCGCGATGTTCCCGTCCTCAACAGAGACGGGAATGGTATCAGAGATCGCGAAGATCGAGCCGACGTCGTTTTTCTCCGGAGACACCGTCAAATGGCGTCGCGAGGACCTCACAGTTGACTACCCGGCCAGTGCCGGCTGGTCACTGAAATACTACTTCCGGGGCCCCGCTCAGCCCGCCACGATCACAGCTGACGTAGATGGTGACGCCTTCGAGGTCACTCTCCCTGCGTCTGTCACCCAGAACTGGAATGCATCTGATCTCTACACGGACGTGTACTGGTGGGTGGCCAAGGTCGAAAACGGGAGCGAAGTCTATACCGTTTCGAATGGCGAAATACTTGTTAAGAAGAACCTTGCCGACGCTCAGCAGTCATTCGACGGGAGGGGTCATGTAAAGCGCACTCTTGACAGCCTGGAGGCCACGATCGAACGCCTTTCGGCGCAAGATCTGGCCTCCTACACCATGGCCGGCAGGTCCGCGATTCGCCAGGACCTCAACAGGCTCATGGACATGCGTGACAAGTACAAGGCCATTTACATTTCCGAGCTCAACGAGCAGCGCGCCGATCGCGGAGAGGCGCCGCGCAATCTTCTGCTAGCGAGGCTGCCATGAAACTGATCGACTCTATGCTCCATCGAGTCGGTCTGACTCGAATCCGACGGGTGGATGCCGTTATCCGCCGCTCCTATGCGATGGCCAAACAGGATCGGCTGGTTTCACAGTGGAAGTCTGTTATTGGCAGCGCAGATTCGGAGATCGCTCCTGACCTGGCTGCCATCCGGGCCCGCTCGCGCCAGTTCGCGATGGATAACGACTATTTCGCCCGGTACCTGAAGCTCCGCAAGGCGAATATCGTCGGCCCTCAGAGTATCCAGCTGCAGAATCAGACCATGCTCGCTGATGGCATGACCCTTGACGAGAAGGTGAACTCAGCGATCGAGAGCGCCTGGCTAAAATTCGGAGAACGGAAGAACTTCACGGTTGAGCGGCAACTCGACATGCACGAGGCCACGGAGCTCTTCGTGACCACTATCGCCACGGACGGCGAAGTCTTGATGCTCATGTACCCGGGCTTCGATAACGAATTCAATTTTGCACTTCAGTTTATTGAGACCGATCAGCTGCCCAACCATCTGAATGGTCGCGCCAACAACGGGAACCAGATTCGAATGGGCATAGAGCTAGACCGCTGGGGCCGACGGGTGGCCTATCACATCCTCAGCAATCACCCAAACGATTTCCACTACATCCTCAACAATCACAAGATGCTGCGGATCCCGGCCGACCAGGTCATTCACGCGTTCCAGAAGGAGCGCATAGGTCAGACTCGTGGCGTGCCATACATCCACGCCGGTGGCCTCCGCCTCTATCTCATTGCGGGCTTCGATGAAGCTGAGATCAATGCGTGCCGGATATCGTCTTCGACGATGGGGATACTTCAGGCACCGCCGGGTGCCGAGTGGATGGGATCGGAGAAAGACGATGAGGGGCGCGAGGTGATCACTCTGGAGCCTGGCACGTTCCCGAAAATTCCGGATGGGTGGACTCTCAATACGTTCGATCCGAAGCATCCGACGGGAAACTATGAGACCGCCCTTAGAGTGAATCTCCGCCCGCTTGCTGGAGGGCTTGGGCTCTCTTACGCATCGCTCGCCAGCGACCTGTCGAATGTCAATTACGGGAGTCTCCGCGGCGGTAGCATCGAGGAGCGGGACCTGTGGAAGATGGAGCAGCGCCATACGTTCGCAAACTTGCACCAACCGATTTATACCCCATGGCTGACGCTGTCGGTAGGGCACGGAGTAATCCCCTTGCCATTCTCAAGCGAGAACTTGCGGCGTTACGACAATGCGCGCTGGCGGACGCGTGGCTGGCAATGGGTCGATCCACTCAAAGACACAATCTCAAATCTCAAGCTCGTCGAGATGCGCTGCAAGTCGAAGACGATGGTCTGTGACGAGATGGGCTATGATTACGAGAGCGTGCTGCGCGAGATCGCCAGGGATGAGGCACTCGAAAAGCAGCTTGGGTTGCATGTCGCCATGACGCCCACGGGGCTGAAAGTCACAGTCAAGGAAGGCAAAGGAAACGAAGACGATGAAACGGACGAAGAAGATCGAATGTTCAGACCTGCTATACAGGTCAGCGCCGGCTAGCAAGGTCGACGACGTCAATCGAACCGTCGAGTTCAGCTTCAGCTCCGAAGAGCCGGTCAGGCGCTGGTACGGAGAGGAAGTCCTCGTCCACACGCCGAAAGCCGTCGACTTCTCCCGATTGCGCGCCGGCGCGCCCGTACTCGTCAACCATGACGTCGACCAGCACGTCGGCGTGGTAGAGAAGGCCTGGCTCGAAGATGGGAAAGGGCGCTGCACCGTTCGCTTCAGCAAAAGCCCCCAGGCGCAAATCGTCTTCGACGACATCAAGGATGGCATTCGGCCGAACGTATCGGTCGGTTACAGGATCGTCGACGCCCGGGAAGAGCGAGTCGTAGAGGGGAACAAGGAGCGTGTCATCTTGAGGGCAACCCGATGGATGCCCTACGAAATCACCTTCGGCTCCATCCCGATGGACATAACCGTCGGTGTGAACAGGGCTGAAGGCTCACCAGCTTCAGAAGAACGCAGTTTCACAATGAACGTCGAAGTCGATGAGCCCCAGACGCCGTCGACCCACGAGAGGGGAATGACCATGAAGATCAAGGTGATGGAAGCCGGCGTCGAACGCGAAGTCGAGCTTCACGAGTACAGGAACGAGCTGCTTGACGAAGGGCGGAAGGAGGGTCGCCAGGCCGGCGAGGTAAACGCGAAACGGGTCGCGGATATCCTGGATATGGCCAAGGAGTACTCCGTAGTGAGCCCCCGGGAGACGGCCAAGTTCCATGAGCTGGCCGGTCAGTTCATCCGCGATGGGAAGTCTTCCGCGGACTTCTCTCGTGCCGCGATCGACGCCATGAAGAACGCGAGGCCGGCTGTTGAAGTGGATCCCAACATCGGACTCAGCGACGGCGAGAAGCGCACGTATAGCTTCGCACGCCTGCTCGCTCACCTCGCGGATCCGGGTGATAAGCGCGCCCTCGAGGGCGCCGCG